GATGTAGTCATCATCACCTTCCTGCAGTCCCACAACGTAGTTTCCCATCTTACTCATCACAGTCCCCAATTCGCTACGCAGACAGGGCCAATCCCCATCTCTATTGATACAGGATCAGTCAGCTCTCTGCCGCAACAGGAGCAACGCCCGGTCTCGCGACCATGCTGCACTGCCTGACCTCTAGGATCACTTGCTACCCGCACCACAGCGTCCGCTGTGTCGCTCTGGCAGCTACTGACAGGGATGAACTGACCGTCCATGATCTTGCCTTGATAATCTGGCCCACGTTTAACGTAGACGGCACCAGCATTCTTGCCGTTCAGGGGTGCCAGCGAGAAGGCCAGCTCTGCCGCCCGAAAGACAGGCTTCTTGACCTTGGCTGTCTCTAGAAGGTCTTTGATCCGCGACACATCCACGGTGCGCGACATCTCTTTTCTGAACAGAGCCTTTGCTTGGACGTTCAGGATAGTACGCTCGGCAGCGTCCCATTGCTTCTGCGACAGATCACCCTTCGATCTGTACTGCATGACCAGCGATGCTGCGAAATTATTCCATTCAGCCATAGCTGAAAGCTCTGTGATCATTTCTTCTTCGTCCATTACGAAACCCTCCCAAGCTCACGAATGTAAGCGTCACCAGTGTGGTGCTTTTCAACAATATCGAAATCAATTCCCTTAGCTGCGAGAGCATCCAAGAACATTGACATGTGACAATCCTCTTCGAGGTACAGCGTGGGGATGTAGGTGTCCCCCTCGACAGTTGCGTAGCTGTAATCTTTCACCTGATCAGTGGTCAGGCCAGCGAGACGGAAGTCAGCGTATGGCACCTGCAGCCAGCCGTGACCGCTGTCGGTGTGATAGGTGTAAGTTTTCATTCTAAATCTCCCTCATACTTTTGATCTACAAACTTCCATGTGTCGGGCGTTAAGGTCTTGTATAGCATACCGAAACCCGCCCATCCCTTGATCTCTCCACACGCCTCAATGATACGCGCAGAGTGCATCAGGTCTTCTGTTTCGATATCGCTCAGTTGGCGACTACATGTGATTTTCATTTGGAAGTCTCCTCATTTATAGAAACGAACACGGCGTTCAGTGCGCCGGGTTGTGACATGAACTCTTTCTTGGCCTGTTTGATGGCGTCAGCCAGTCCATCAGTATCAACCTTCGATACTCTGGAGACCAATCCTTCGATTGTGACATAGTATGTTTTCATGATGACCGCTCCTCATTGGCCCAGATCAATACCTTGCCGATCACCTTTGACCGCCGATCAGTCCGGCCCAGTATCTCTTCCACGAAATACTGTTCCAGATCAGCGAAGCTCTCGAACTCACACCGCTGGTACGTTTTTCCATGAGCGGTGATATGGCTTATCACTATATTCATTTCTCACTCCTTCAAAAAAGTTCAATTGAACTTAGCGTGACGGCCCCAAAAGGCCGCCCAACAAAGCTCACCATGCCAGCATGAATATTATCATGCCCACTGCGAAGGCTGAGAAGGCGAGGCCAGAGGCCACACCTTCCAAGAACGCCCAGCGTCTCTCCAACCGCTTCAGCTTGCGATAGCTCATGACGCGATACCCAGAGCATCCATCATCTCAACAACACAGGCATCAACAGTGTCGTTCTCGACAGCCGCGCTGTCAGCCGCAGCCTTAGCCGCAGCCGTGTCGCGGTAGGCCTTACGCGCAGCCATCAACTCACGCATGACGTTCTGGAACTCATCAAGCTCCTCATCATCAAGGCCATCCCGAAAGACATCACCCTGAACCGTCTTGCCGTTCTCATCTTTCTTGTTTGAGAACTTGCCGACAACCTTCTCTGCCAGCATCTGAGCCTTGGACTTCTCGCCCTCACCCTTGATAGCTTTCGCCAGCTTGTTCTCGCTGTCGATATCCATGGCGATGAGGTCAGCAACAACGGCAGAGCCAGTGTACTGCGATGGGATGTCACCGATCTTTTCTTTGATCAGGCGGACGGCACCAACACCGTTCTCGACATACCGTTTGACGGTAGCGTCTTTGAGGCCAGCCTCCTCAAGCAATGCCTTGCGCAGCGTCTTTGAAACAGAGCGCGGCAGGTTGCCTTTGACCAGCTTGACCTGAGCGATAGAGGCGATGACCTCACCGTAGGCTGTCATCTTCTGGCTGTTTGCCGCGTCATTGTTTTCGCGGTTCTGACCCTTGAGAGTTCCGATCTCTTGCTCGGCCTGATAGACCACATTGATTGAGCTGTCGGAAATCACGAATTGTTTTGCAGTTGTCATCTGTTCATCCTTTTGGCTGACGTTTGCGTTGTAGGCATGATGCCTCCAATGACCCCGGCGCACCGGGATCATTCAAAGTATCACGTTAACTAGGCGGCTAGCTTGGTTTCTATTTGCATCCCCAGTTCGTGCCAGCCGCATGGCATGCATACCCATGATGTCCCGCACTGAGTGTTGGTCACGATGTCACCGACCGACATGCTTGGACGCGGCATCAGTTGGATTTCATTGTGAACATCGTCACAAGTGTAGCCGTTCATGTGTTCGAATATCACCGCCAAGGCATTGTCCGAAACAACCTGCAAGCAGGTGGTCATGCGGTAGATGTCATGATCGAATGTGGCAGCGACAAGCTCCTCAACATTGTCACGGCGTACCAGACCCATGCGGAAGTAGGTGTTCGCCATGTCAGAGCTGCTGTCAGCATTGATCTGAATAGACTTCTCTTTGCCCAGTTTGCGCTGGTGGATTGTAAAGGTTGCCATGGTAGTTTCTCCTGTGAAGTTAATAATGCAGCCCCGTAGGGCTACACAGTTAAGATCACGATGCCAGTATCGACTGCGCCTCACTTGAGGTGTCGAAGCCGCTCTGAATTACACGCCCACCCTTTGCCCAGCCGTGACCGTTCTTGACACAGGCTGTCGCTATTCGCGCTACATGCATGATGTTTTCTGCATTGTACTCATCGTGGAGTATCCCCGGCAGTTCATTTGTTTTCCAACGATAGTAAGAGCCATCGTAATCGGTGAAGGACACTGTCCAGATGAAGGGGCTTGAGGCGTTGCAGCGGACGCGCAGTACGCACTCGCCATCGTCCGCGATGACCACAGTTTTGACTGTGATGCCAACGGTGTTGATTTTGTGTGTTGCGTTGATAGAAGCCATGATGTTCTCCTTTGTTTACATGAGGCCAATGATGCAGCCCGTAGGCTGCACTGTTGGGATCACGCAGCGGCATCAATTGCCGCATAGAATGTGCTGAGGTAAGGTGAGCCAGTGTGCCGCGCATGCTGGCGACAGGCCCATTGGAACTTCTCGCGAAGGCGCTCTGCAAGGTATTTGTCACCGTCAACCTCGGCTGCGAGGCGCTGGCGATAGATCGCGATAGCATTGTCGAAATACATGATGTTCTCCCTATAAGGTTTCTGGCTGCACTTGGACTTCGTAGCCAAGCTGCTTGATCAATTCGATAGCCTGTATCGTTAGTGTCGAAGTCCCCGCGATGTCCGCAAAATACCGGGCAGACTGACAAACCGGGTAGATGACCCGCTTGCCATAGTTGTTTCTAACCTTGACTGTGATGTTCATATCAATCTCCTGTGAAAGGTTTCTATGTGAAACAGTCCAACAGGACTGCTTGAGATAGAGGCCCAATGAAGGGCCACTTTCATTTACCACCTTTGCTGTTCTCTAAACTGTCTAGCCAGCGCAACGCTGAACCGTCCGACAGTGCCGATACCAGAAGACCCCGTTTTAAGACGATCACATAAGCATCAGTGGTGCGAACCCGTTTGGTGGGAAGGCCTCTCTTTGTGGGGATGATTGACTGCCGGTATGGAAACCCGGTCAAACCGTCCGCTAGGAAGGAACCTCTCTCTACTGCCGTGGCATGGCTTTTTATCAATTCCGCTGAGAGCTGGCGGCGTTCGGGGTTCGGACAGGGGGGCAATCAGGGCCGCGCCGTCCTTCCGACAATTAGGTAGATAGTATGACTGGTGACACTTATCAACCCTTAATGACACATAATTATAGATGACGTAACGTCAACCTCTCGCACTTCTCTCTGAATGCCCAACAAAACATGAGGATATCGTGACAATAAAAAGTTCATGGGATATGGTTGGCATAAGTTCAATTGAACTAAACGGCCCAAGCAGCTCGATCAAAATGACAAGCAGCTTGCACATTGGAGAGAGAAGATGACAGACCAGACACCGAAAACGCCGACAGCCAAGCGCAGCGCCAAGAAGCCCCGGCTCACAGTAGTAAGTAACAAGGGTACAGGCACCAAGACAAAGGTAAGGGATAGGGTAAGTGCAAGGAGTGCCAACCTGCCCAATGGTCTCACAGAGAAGCAAGAGGCCTTCTGTATGGGCGTCTTCTCAGGCCTGTCGTTTAGTGATGCGTACAGAGAGGCGTATGATGCAGAGAACATGAAGCCAGCAACGATACATAGACAGGCGCATGAGCTGGTCATCAACAGCAAGATCACAGCAAGATTAGATCAGCTACATCGTGACAGAGAGCAACAGCAGCGCATGCAGAGCCTCTCTCGATCAGACTTCGTTTTGAAACGACTTCAAGATGAGGCGATGAACCCTGACAATTCGGATGGCGCTCGTGTTCGTGCGTTGGAGCTGTTGGGCAAGAGCGTGGCACTGTTCACTGACAAGGTTGAGACAGAGGACAAGACAGAGCGTGACGCTGCGACGATCAAGTCAGAGCTGCAAGCCAAGCTGGATCGACTGCTGGGATGATCGACCGAGTGGATCGCGCCCCGCCCCGTTTCCATTGGGCGGAACGCGCGACCCCCACCCGCCCCCACCCCCCCTGTGATGCGCACCCGCACACGCACGCGTATACATAGTATTTCCCACGAACGATTACATAAGCTGAGGAATCCTAGACCCCCTCCTAAATTCAAATAAAAAAAAGCAAATGGACCTATAGTCTGGGTATGCTCGCTGTATCGCCAACAGATGTGGGCTGATAGCGTACTCCCTTAGCGAGCAGTTTCTTTATATGAGCGATTATATGTTAGTGCCGTAGTTGGGAGGCGCTTAATTAGTGCTTTTCTGCCAACTTGTCGATCTTACCTTCTAAGCGAAGTAGGTGATCTACAACTCGATTGAGTTCTGATTGGTGATCTTCCCGCTTCATGTAGTTTTCACGGGTCATGTTAAGGAGAATGTTAAGTCTCTTTACTTCATTGTGTATTTGATTGAACCACCACGCCAAAGGAGCGATTATAAGAACCAATACAATGTCCCAAATCATAGGTATAGAAACTTCCATATCATCATCTCCTTTCCCACACCGTACATAAAGTCATAAATTAGTTCAATAGAACTATATCCAATGTACAAAACGGATTATAATCGCGATTTAAATCCGTTTAAATTACGTTACGTCACTTTAT